TCCAGAGATCGTAACCACTGTATAGTCTGCTTGCTCTTTTGTTGAAGTAGCAAGGTCAACTGTTGCAATTTTTCGAACATCTTTTGCTTTAATTGTTTCATCATTAAGCACATAATAGTCGTTCGTTTCATAATTTCCGTCTTTATTAAAATCAGTAATGGCTTTGACTCTAAACCTTTGCAACCACTCTGATTGGAACATTCCACCTGTTAACTCTACAAATTCAGCTAAATATTCTTGACTGTATAAATAACTACCTATTTCTTTTCTTGCAATTTCTAACTCTGTTTTAGGTACAAATGGATTAGAACTTGTAGGAATTTGCCATCTTTCCCAATCATCTCTATTTTCTGCTTCATGATATAGTTTTTCGAACCAGTTATAGCCTTTTGGTGTACTAATAAACAAAGCACCACCTTGTCTTTCAGTTAAGGTAGGTCTTACCACTTCAGCCCATGTATTTTCTTTCATGAAAGCACACTCATCAAGTACCACGAAATCGAGTCCTGCACCTCTCAATCTATCCGGATTATCAGCAGATTTAATTGATACCATTCCACCAAGTGGTGTGATAATTGTTTTTTCACTTTCTTTAATTATTGTTCCGTGTTCGACACCTATATTTCTTAAATCTTTCCAACCCTCTAAGGCCATACTATATGTGGGGGCTATCCACCAAGATCTACCACCTTTCCAAGCTTGTTCTAAACATAACCAAACACCGAGTCTTGTTTTACCCCAACGCCGACCTGCAGCTAAAACTTTGAATCGGGCATTAGACATAGCAACATCTGTTTGTCCTTTATGGAGTTGTGGTAATTTAACTTTATATTTTGGTTTTATTAATTCAGTAGTTAATTCTGTTTCCATGTCTTTATTTTACATTAAATCAGCACTAAAGCACTCCACTACATTAGTACTTTATAAATGTACAAATTGTACAGGTGTACACAGTATGTACAGGTATGTACTGATTAGTACTGATATGTACAGGTATGTACGAAGTTGTAGAAGTTAAAACCGTAACCTTTCCGGCGTTTTTATTTTGTACATTATGTTGTACTAACAGTTAATACTGATAAATACAGGTGTAGAGTTGTATAGTGCTACATTGCTGATAAATTCAGTACATTACTGTACAATTTAACGCTAAACACAGTATTGATTGCAATACACTGCATAGTGCTGATTTTTCTTTTTATGGTCGCTATTTTTGTGGTTTTTGATTAAATTCCGCACATTCCCTCGCATTCATCATCAAATAAGTTGTATTGTTTTTCTTTAACTGTATCAAAATCGACATCTTTTAATGGCTTTCTTTGATCGTGCAAATACAGTTCTCCGTCTAATTTATTAACAAATTGACTTTCTTTGTTACTTCTTAGCTGTTCATCAAACCAAACTGCTTGTTTAAATTCTTCCGGATAGTTGTTTTTAAGGTGTGACCATTCCTCATTTCTATGATATGGGCAAATAATACAAGCACTTCTTGGTGGTTGATCATATTGACTATGACTTACCCAATGTTTACAATCGTCTCTTGTGATTTTACTATCAATAAAAGGATAACAATTAATTTGCCATTTGTTAGGTGGTGTTTTACATCTTTGTATTTCGTCATAACTAATGCCCATAACCATTTCGACAGCTTTCCCTCTAAGATTATTAACACCTAAAATTTCTCTGATCTTCTTTTGTATAGGGACTATTTTATATTCACTTGTACAAGTTCTTCTTGTGTTTCCTTTTGTATTATCTGGATTAATTGTATAGACAGGAATAGAGGCAAACCTACCACTAGGGCTTAATATATCTGTAATAATATTTCCTGTGTTTTTTTCATTTCTAACCACTTCTATATCAATTATATTTTTAGTAAGTTTTTTTAAGTATTTAAGCCACTCATATACTTCTTTGGGCTCGTTTCCTGTATCTGCAAATATAGCAATATCAACAGGCTTAATTTCATTTTCTAATAATTTAAAAATTAATGTAGAACTTTGAACACCTGCACCTAAACTAAGTACCCTTAAATCTAATTTTTTTACAAGAGTTACCTCATCAGCTAATCTTAATTCAGTTAGGTAATTCATCGTCCAAATCATCAAGCAAAACATCATCAAATATAAACATTATTCTTCCTCTTGTATTACTATTTCGTTCTCTCTGTCTAGTTTTGAACCATCTGACCATGTTAAATCTACTTCAACAGGTGCATTAGGATCTCCTGAAATTTGTACACGATCTCTCCTACCGAACTTATCCGGATATTTTCTTTCTAATACCCATGCGTCTGCCTGCCAATTTCCCTCTAATCCGGCTTTTTCTATTCTTGCCATGCGTCTTATGATTCCCTCTGCTTCTGCTTTAGTTACTTCAGCCCAAAAAGATTTATAAGGTTCTACACCCTCTTCAGCTTTTCCTCTCCAAGATCGAAAAGTACTACTATTAATTCCTGCGTAATAACAAGCATGTTCGATAAAGGCCCCTAATTTAATAGCTGACAATAAAGTATCAGTAACTTGTTGATCTAGAAGTTTGTATGGTTTGTTATTTGCCATTATTTATTTATATTAGCGTAATCTAGATATTTAAAGCAAAGATTACAGGTTTTTTGTGGGGGATAATGAACCAATCAGCTCTAACCACGCTTAAATCGAAACCTCATGCGTGTAAAAAACCAATTAAACATTGACTTTTTCGTGTATAGCCCATTCATAGTAATACATTTTATGTTTTCTAGGATAATCACAAAGATCACATTCCATGCTTTCTATTTTCATATTTTGCGTATCTGTAAATTCTTTTGCATATTTTCTCACATTATCACTAGATTTTGTACACAAAAATTTGCCTTTTATTAAATCATTATATATTTTTAGCTTTTTACCTTTAAAATGATCGAATATAGGTTTGTTTGTTCCGTATAAAGCCATTATTTCCCCCTATATAGTTCTGATAGTAAAGTAGATTCAAAGTACAAGTCCCTCTCGATCTTTAAACCCATTGGTAGTCTTAATTGTAACAATTCATCAAAGCTAAAGTATCCAAATTCTTTTTCATGACCATCTACTAATCCATAAAAAATTCTAGTATCCGGATCATATTCGCTTGCATACCAAGTCCAAGAGCCAGTAGGATCAAAGAACTTTACATGAGCATAATCTTCTGATGGATCACTTATAAATTCATTTTTCTTTGCTTGTCTAATTAACTTTTTCTCTAGTTCTTTAGTTAATAATTTCATTATATAAGCTCTCTTATTTGCATTTTTAGTTCATCATCACAAATTAAAATAATATAATCACAATCTGAACATTCGATAATATCTTCTGAATCAATAAGCTCAATGGTTACTGTATTCTGTTTTTCGCATTTGTTACATGTTATTTCTACAAACATCTTAGTTTTCTCCGTTCTCTGTCATGAACCAAAAAGATCCATTGTCAATAGCTTCTACAAATTCTTCTGCATTTAGTTTGGTAGTCTTGGTTTGTTCTGTTTTTAATATCATAATATTATATTAATCTAAGATTTAAACTAATGTAACGGTTTTTTAATATTTTTCCTAGCAGACGTGGTTTTAAGCGTACGCTTATTTCTGTTTATAACCACGAACCTTGCTGATTTACAACGCTAATAAACGTTTTAAATGCGTGTTTTAGCAGAAGAACTCCGTTGCTATTGCTAGTTCCGGAGTCCAACTGCACGTACATACAAAAAGGGGAATTAATTGTATGGTTTTAATTATAGTATTTATACGAGCTGATATTTTTGATAACTAAACTTTTATATTCTAAATCAGTCGGATCTTGGTAGCTTTCTCGATCTTCATTAGTAATACCAATAAGGAATGAACCTACTTTAGCTATTTCTTCTTGTGTCAAAGTACTTTTTGCTACAAATTTAAGAGAAAATTCTACTTCAAACATTTTTTCTTTTGGATCTTCTCTGTTTGCTCTGCGTTCTTCAAGTTCGTCATATAAATGTTTGTGTGTCATATCACTCATCTAATACCTGCCTTTTTTAACATATCATCAATTTGCTTTTTTCGATCTTCTGAACTTAAATTATTCCATTGATCCAAGCTATTGTCGTCTAAAAATTCAGCAATAATTTTTTTAGACTTTTTAGCTACTGTCTTTGCATATTCTTCACTTAATTTATACATAAATAAATTAGCATTATGTGTACATTTTTCTAATTGACATTTTTTGCCTTCGTACTTTTCAAAGCCTTTTTCTTCTAAGTGCTTTAAATTCATTTCACTTATTCTATTTCTTGCTGATAATCCGGTTTCGCTGATCATATCTAGAACACAATGCCACCTGCCGTCTGATAAGATTTCTTGTAATTTTTTAGCGTATGTCATATCTTCCAATGTTCTTCACAAGCAAATCGAAAAATGCCCATTATGTCTTTATGAAAGCCTATTTTTTTTAATGGTATATTACAAACATTTTTTTTAACTAAAAGATTATTATTTTCTATTGTTGCTCTTGATAAAACTTTAGTACATCTAATCATTTAATTTAACCCTTTCAACAATTTTTCAAAAGCGTTTAATTCTTTTATTTGTCTAGCGTGTAAATCTCCTAACCATTGTGTATATAAACACGCAGTAAACATCTTGCCACTTACACCCTTGATTCTTTTTTGTCTACAACATTTTAAAGGCTTATTATTTTCATCTCTATGTCTAACAAAATCTCCACCTGCATAAAAAAGATGTTTGTGTTCTTTACCTTTTTTATCTATGTAACTTCTCATTTGCTTATGTCGTCAATTAAAAGCTCCAGATCATTCATTAAAGACTTAACTTCTTGATCTAAAATTACTATTCTTGTTTTCAGTCTATTTTGTTTAGCAATATTATTAAGAATATTTTTAGGTAGCTTTTTCGATTTATCATTGTAAAAAACCATTAGCTAAGTTCTTCGATCATTTTATCTAGTTCAGCAACATTAATATCTTTATGAGTAAGAATTTTTACTAATTCTTTGTCTAAGACTTTTAATGTAACTAATCCTAAATTTATAAAATCTGTATAGTTATTAAACTGTTTTGCAATATTATAAATTTCTTCTGTGTTACTAACATGCAAACTTGCGTCCCAAGTAGCTTTATTTGACCAACCATTGTACATAGATTTTTCTACTTCTTTTTTAACATCTTCAATAGAGTTAATTTCACTTAAGTCCATTTCTTTTTCGTAGTCATCTCCAACACTTGTAAATATAATTTTAGTCATTTTCTCCTCTTTCTACTTTTTGAAATCCGTGCTCTATCATTCTTAATAATATTGCTTGTGGAATTACCATTTCTAATCTTGGATAAGTATCTGTCTCCGGATTTACTGTACATTTAACAATCGGTGTTCCGTCCATAAATCCAAAATCTACTTCTACATGTTCTTCGCCTTTTATGGTTTGTATTATGTAATTAAGTGATTTGTTTTGTGCAATATATTTATTGTTGCTTTCTGTATCAACAATATTATTTTCAAATACTTTTTTGCTCACTATTTCTTTTGCCCAATCCATTAGAATGGTGCCTCTTGATCCATCTGTCCCGACATTTCCATGCCAACATCATGTGCTATTTCATGATATTCGATTTCTTTTTGTAACTCTTTT